ACCAGGCCGGGTACAGATTTAATACCCACTGAGTCTGGTGTTGTTGGTGTTGGTTCGGCTGCGGCAGAGGCCGCTTCGTCGGCTGATTCGTATACGCCATGTATTGCAACACCAGCCTGGCTCCTAACAATCTTTTTACCAATTTCGCTAGTCTTGTCAATGTTATATGGTATTTTGTTTGGTTGGAAGTTTACTGTGTCATCGTCAATGGTCAAATCTTGTGCTTTCATCCAAAGCATGTCGCCTTGAAACATCTTGCCTGCTGTTTTAACAGGTGTAGCACGTTTTAGCAAATCATACATACCACCAAAGTGTGCAGCATATTCAGCACGACCTGCTTGATCTGGACGACGGTTATAGATCATTGCAGACACTTCTTCAGCACTGGTTGGACGACCATCATACTTCTTGGCACCAATGCCGGCTTTGTCTGTTACAATGAATGTATTCTTGTCTAGCCAGCCAAAGATAACTGCTGGACTACCATCCCATTTGATACTTGTTGTTTCAGCGTGTGATTCTGCTGTGTGCATTAACGCAGATAACGCACGTTGGGCACCTTCAACACCGTTCTCATCAAACATGATATCTTCAGGGTGATCAATACGAGCCTTGGCTTCGTTTAGCTTGCGCTTGTGATTTTGTGTTACTTCAAATATTTTCATGCTGTTCTATCGTATGCTGCTCGAGCAGTGTCATAAATTCGTTTCATATCGGGACCTGATAGTCCTGGATTGGCTGTCAATGCTTGACGCACTGCATCTTCACCGGCAGTGTGCGAATCTTCTAATGCTGCAAATTCTGGATTGTCTTCTGGTGCTTCTCCAGCAGGTGGAATTGTTTCACCAGCAGGTGCAGGTGCTGTAGCAGCCGCTTCAAAATTCATTTTCTTAATTGCAGAATGTACGCTTCTTGCCCACTCATTGTAAACTTCAGACGACTTTACTCTTGGTGGCTGATCCGCAACTGCAATTTTCAGCCAGGCGAGAAGCTGTGCTTGAATCAATGGTATAGCCTTGGCAACCACTGCACTAACTGCGGCAGGCGGTACGTCTGGACTATGGCTTGACAGCAATCTTGTCAATTTCTGCGGACTTACCAATTCTGGTGGGCTATCTATTGCTGCTTGTATCTGCTCTGTGGTCAAATTCAAATAAGCCTTATGAATTCCAGTTTGTCCAGTTACCATATTAAGCAACACTAATTGTTCCAAGTTGTCAGCCAAGTCTTGATTTGGATTTAATGATTTGAGATCTGGGCTAGCTTGCATAAACAACACTTTATTAAGGGCAGCCGATGCTGTCTTAAAGTCTTCAAGTGCGTTAGGATCAACTTCAGCAGTTACTGCATCTTCTTGTTGTGTTTGAATAAAAATAATAGTGGCTGCAACGATCATTGCAATTGCTGCAATTGCAGATTCCATATCCATGCCAATTGACGCAGTACCTGTGCCTCCAAGGATAGCATCAAACAACAATTTAATTTCATTGTTGTTGCCCAAATCGCTACTGAGCACCAGGCGCTCAATGTCCATGCGATTAGATTTGATTGTTGGCGCAACTTGTGCAATATCAACATTCATACGATCCGCAGCGGCAACTTTCTCCCCAGCTGCCAATGCTTGTTGATATACCATTTTAACTGGCAACGGCACTGTACCGTCATTGATTTGGTCTAACTGATTGCCTACTCGTTGCATAACACGTGGTCTTGCTGTGTTTGTAATAGCATCTGCAAACTTACGCAAGGCAGCATTGCTACCACGTAACGCACGAATAATACCAGTGGGGCCATCGCCCCCGGCCATACTGCTTACTTTAGAAACTAAATTGTCTAAAAATCCCTCGTCTAATTGACGTTGTAGGTCATTAACTTTCATTGGCCGTTTTCCTTAATTGAGCGCACTCCACGAGCAAATTTAGCAGGGTCGCCGTTTTTAATGGCCAGCTGTAATCGACGCACTAGTTCTTCGGCTTGGTGCGGTGGATAGTTAGTTTGTATAATTTCAACTAGATTAATTACACGGGCAATGGCCTGTGTTGCTAGTCCCTCAACAAGCAAATGCTTGTCTTGTTGTGGTACTAAGCCTGTAATTTCTTCTAGGATGCTACGAGTTTGTTTACGCATGATTAATATATTTAGCTAAATAAATTTAATAGGAGACACTGAAAATGCAACTTTCGCCCAGCGCCCAAGATCTAAGAAACTTGGCCAACCGTTTACAACAATTAAGCGAGTACGATACAAGTACCGATACACACGAACCTGACCACGAAATCACAGACAGCGAGCTAAGTCGCTTAAAAATTGCACTGCGCCCACTTGTAAGCGACGATTTACAAAGCCGTTTTATGCAAGTATTGAACAAAATGGTAAGCGGGCAGCCAGTAACCTTTGCAGAATCACAGCTTATTACTTCTGCATTTATTAGCATGGCAGATATCATTGCATCAGACACTTCGTTAATTTCAAGATTAAGAACAGATATTAAAGATTACAACGATGAAGAAAGTACAGATGCTGCAAGTAGTGAATACAGTCCGGGACTCGGGGCCGATGACTTTGCGGAACCAGAAGCCGAAGAGCAGCCAGTTGATCCTCGCGATTTGAAATAATTAAATTTCACGGCTCACAATAGCCCTTAGTGCATCTCTGTTAGAATTACTAGCAACTGGTGCAGTTAAGGGCTTTTTTGCGACTGCTACACTGTTATCGTCTTGATCATCAGCCCAAGGTGCAGACAACACGTCCAACGGGCCAGCTGATGCTCCGCCCAATTCAAATCCTTCTTTGGCCTGCGGCTTTTCCCATTTGGTAGATGCAGGAGCACCGGTATTAATTGCTGTGCCCATTGTGTTGCGTCTTAACTTGTCGTACACATCACCTGGCTTGGTAGTCCCACTTGCTTGATCGCCATCCATGTCACTGATACGCAACGTGTCTGGATTGAAGCTTAGGTCAATCTTTTGCCCAACTGCGCCAGAGCTACGAGTTTTCATAAACTGTAACTGTACCATACAACGTTCACGCATTGTGGGCGTACTGAAGATACCAAATACGTTATCAGCAGTTTGAATCTTACTCAAACCACCAGCAATCATCGAATGGTCAAACTCCACGCTTTCAACAGCACTACGGTTCAACTGACTAGCTGTTGCCAACAACAACTGTTCAGATACAACCAAGTTACGCAATTCTTCTGCAACAAGTTTATCTTTAACAAACATATCGCTAACGCTGATTTTTTGTCCTGCAGGCATCATCAAGTCCAAATAGTCAACTAAGATAGCATCAACTTTGATCTTACGCTGTGTTTGAAATTCACGTACCCAAGATAAGATATCATTTGCTGTAATACCGTTTGTCAACTGTACAATTTGTAGTACACCAGCCTTCTTACCTGCCATACGAACTTTAAGGTCAACGTCTTCAAGTTTCTTAAACACTTCACGAGTAGGCGTGTCAGACAGCATAGCATCCATACGCATAGCACATAGGCCTTCTGACAATTCCAAAGAGAAGTATACTGTGTTTAGGCCATTCCGGGCCCAGTTCAATCCCAAGTTCTGCAAGAACAGACTCTTACCTGCGCCTGATGCACCAGCAAAGATGTTTAGTTCGCCTCTGTTAAAGCCACCATACAACTTATCATCAAGCGACTTCCAACCTGTGCTCAACTGTCCGTTATTGTCTTTAAGTGCGTTAAGTCGACCTGCAGGATCTGCAAAGTAATCTGTACCAAAGGTCTTTGGTAGTCCAACTTGCACAGCATCTTTGATCAGCTTTTCAACTGCTCCATATTGGCTCTTGTCCAACATGTCTGCACTTTGAAGGATAGCCTTTTCAAGAGCTTTGTGTCGTGCAAAGCCTTCGAACTCAGTTAAGAACCAACTGCTGTGCTCAACTGCTTGTGTTTCTAAATGTGAGAGCTCTGTATTTGTAGTTGCCTTGACCTGTACAATATCCGGAATGTTTCCGTGTTCATTTACATACTTCTTGATAAACTCTGCGGCACCTCGTAACCTGCGGTCAAAGTGATCGGGATCAAGTACATTTTGGCATCGTGCCGCTAAATCTCTATTACTAACTAAGAAATCCAAAAATAGTTTTTGTAGTTCATATCCATATTCTTTTACATCATCTGCCATTTATCTTATCCTTTATGCACACCAGCGGCGTGCTATTAATTTAATCTTCAAGGGGGAGGTCTCAATCGCCGATATCACACTTTGTAGCGTAGCAACTCGCCCAAAGTGTTGTACCGCTTCATTTGCATCTTTGATACCTTCTGGCCATTCTGGAAAGCTAACATTCCACCCCAACTCGGCTGCTTGCATTGCTAATTGTAAGCCAGCTTTATCTCTGTCCGGTAGTACAACTGGTTCGTTATCAATGTCTTCGATAATCTTTGCTTGTTCGGGGCTAATGCTGTTGGTCATAATAGCAACGCCATCTAAACTTAGCGCATCATATTCGCCTTCTAGTACCAGTGTATATTTTCTTGCTTGACTTTGCCGATCTAAGTTGAACACAAAGCTGGCCGGGCGGCTGGCAATAATCTTGGCAACGCCCTTAGGAGCTTCGCCGATCCAACGTGCATTGTATCCCACCAACTTACCATCATCAAAGAACGGTAGTATAGCACGATTGTTCATGCCCTGCACACTACTTGGGCTTGACAGCCAGTCGGTCAGTTCAAGCACTTGGCGACTATCTAAGTACTCGGCTGCTTCAATTGTGATGTCTTGAATTTCCCAAGGAAACTCAATTTCTGGCCAATTGGGTTTTTTAAAAGGTTCGTGTACTGTGTTATCATCGTCATCAACTACTTGATCCCACAGTTGGATCTTAAGGCGCTGAATTTCTCCTTCATCAACTCCAATGGCTCGCATGAACTTGATTAGCTTAATGCCTAGCCGTTGTCCCGGTCTCCAACCTGTAGTGTAGCCGCAGTTAAAGCAATGGTAGCCTACACGGTCTTGTTCGAACTTGATGCCACCACGATGTTTAGTATCTGGACGTAATTGTCCATTTTGAGTACACACTGGGCAGTTCATAGTTAACCAGCCGTTGGTGTTGCGCTTTAACGCAGGTAGGTGGGCTTGTAATGTAGATTCAACTATGCTCATATAGAGCTAGTTTACACTCTTATTAGGACTTTGTCAAGGGTTCCGGCGTTCGAAAGGCTGTCTTGCTTTACGATACGCAACCAACGAACACCAGCGTAGAAGTTGTATGGGTCAATGCCAGTGTAGCCATTCAAATCCATATTATGAGTTTCGTAGTCTTGTGGCTTCAGATTGCCCCACAGTGTGGCTCCGGTCACTGTTTCGTCTAGTGTTCCTTGTACAATTACTCGGCCAGTCCAATTGCTGCCGTATAATGCCACTGTGAAAAGACTTGTATCTTTTCTAAAGAACTGTGGTCCATTAAATGCACTAGATACTAATAGGCCGTCAGTGTCTGTCCAAGTTGTAACTTCTTGCGTTACTCTGCTGGTTGGTACAACTGCATCCTTAACTTCAACATCAAATGCACCTTGCTGGGCACGGTTCCAAGTCAGTGCAGTTTCTAAGCCATTGCTATCAATAAAGGTAGCACCTAACGAATAAATTCCAACTGGAAGTGTCATCAAATCACGAGCAAAAACAGTTACACGAGCTTGTCCGTTTTCTTCTACTGTGGCCATTGCTCTACGTCTAAAAATAGTAGTGCCAGTAGTTCTATCCCACATTGTAACTGTTAGCTCACGGCGTAATAAGCTAACAGGGCGGCGATCTGTGCCAGTGATGGTAAGATCTAAGATATTGTCAACCCCTTTAAACCATACAATACGTTGGTCGGTGTAGCTTGGTGCGTGACGTGTTGCACTTGGGCCTGTGCCGGCGCCAGAGTAGTTTAATGTTGCTGTTGGAATACTTGAGTTTAATGTGGCCATGCTCTTATTTAGCGATTAGCCCGGTGATTTTAAAAATGCTAAGTAATGCTGATGGATAATAAAGTTAAAGAATTCCTAGAACGCTTCCCGTTTATGAGCTTGGCCAGTTACGGTGATAAAGAGTTAGTAGGTATCATTCAAAATAGTGACAATGTAGTTGTAACTATGTACGTCTACAACTTGCTAAAAGATGATGCTGATAAACTTGCATTTATTGAACAAGGTGACGAATGGTGGTGGGGCAGTAATCGACTAATTCCTATCAACATTGTGCTTAAAGAACCTATGCGCCGCTTTACATACGCACTAAAAACTTACAGTGCCAAAGACTTTGAAGTATTGTACGGTCACCAAACTAGTTTAACCAATGTGATAACAAAACGTACCAAACGACGTCAAATTAGTTTGGTACGTAAGATGCGTTAACCGTAGCTGATCTGTTCGCAAATCAAATTCATCTGCGCAACAATAGCAACTGCATAAGCCACTGCGTGAGCCTTCTTAAAGTAGTAGTCTCCATTACTGGGCTTCGTCCAAACTTCCTTCAGTATCATAGTCCATGATTTCCCAATCAGATAACGTTTGGCCGGGCGTATCATAGCAAGGACGGCAGCTAATTGTTCCACGGAAGTAGGGCAAGTCTTCTTCAGAACATCCCCATGCCCGTTCAAATGAAATAACAGATTTGAAAAGTCTTCTTGCTGTAGTAGATCCCATAATGGCTCCTGATTGGCTAGTTGATCTAAATGCTGTTTACTTTTAACACCTTGATATAGACTCACATTAAGCAAGTCTACTTTAAAGAATCCTAATTCTTCTGCTTGCTGGTAATCAATGTCGCACCATCCTGTAAACGGATTGCTGGGCACTGGATGAAAGTACACACCAGTCTTGTGCTTTTGCGTGTTGCCGTTAGGCAACCGTTGCATTGCCGGGACGTGGGGCAGCAGTTTCAGTACTTGTTCACGATCTGCAAAGTCAATGTCTACGTCAGGTAAGTTCATTTCTTCTTTAAATTTGTTTTGACTAAGTTTAATATATCTGCTTGTTGTTGTTTAATAGCCAACACTTCCTGAGTCATTTCAGCTAGCCGTGCTAACACAATTTCTAGTCGCGCTTCTAGTTTTGCGTAGCTAATGCCTGCGTCATCAGTGTGTTGATCCACACTACCTGGCTTTCGTTTTGTTTTATTTTGTTTATCCACCATTTGGTATCCACATGCTTGG